CTGTTCCTTTTTATACCAAAAACGACTCGAAGTCGCATGAAAACGACTGAGAAGCCTTCAGAAGCCTTAGAAGGGGCACTAGACGGTCTCAATCGGCTCGAACAGGGAAAAGGTAGGGACACAGACCTGCAAAAGCCTCTATTAGGCGTACAAACGCCCAGAATTCACACCCCGCTGAACGATTTACCCTCAAAAGGCGGTGAGTTGATCGACTTAGCAGCTAGTTTAGGCGTGGAACTTATGGAGTGGCAGAAATTTGCACTTATCCACAGCCACAAGGTTAAGCCAGACGGCAGGTGGGCAACGCCTCAAAACATTTTTTGCGTAGCTCGTCAAAATGGAAAATCATTTTTACAGCAGATCAGAATTCTTGGCGGTTTGTTTTTGTGGGACGAGCCGTTGCAGATCGGACAAGCTCACACCCTCAACACTTCATTAGAGCAGTTTCGCCAAATGATGTGGACAATCGAGGCAAATGACTTTTTGGCTAAGCAGGTCAAAAAGGTACGCCTTAATCATGGGGCAGAGGAAATCGAGACAATGAAGGGTACTCGGTTCATGGTGCGTGCTGGTGGCTCAGCTGCGCGTGGTATCAGCCGACCTTCAACAATCCACTTGGACGAATTGTTGCGTATGAACAACATGGACTCGTATGCAAGTTTGAGGTACACCCTCATGGCTTCGCCTAATCCAATGCTTATGGGGTATTCGAACGCTGGTGATAACACGTCCGTTGTTTTAAATTCTTTTAGAGATCGCGCGTTGGCAAACATTGGCGGTGTTGAGGACAACATTGGGTATTTTGAGTGGTCGTCGCCGACAGATGAGATCAGCCTTGAAAATGCTCGCCATGCCAACCCAGCAATGGGTGTGACTATCCATGAGGACAACATCAGGTCGGTACTTAATGACCCGCCTAACGTGGTCATGTCCGAGGTATTGTGTCGCTGGGTTGTGGCAATCCAAAACATTGTTGATGCAAGCGCGTGGAACAAATGCCTTGACAAGACAGTTGACCTTGACCCCGAGAAATTGACGTGGCTGGCAATTGATCTTTCACCAGACAGAAAACGCGCAAGTCTCGTTGGGGCGCAGAAGCTTGCCAATGAGTCATTTGTCGTAAAGCTGCTGCACAGCTGGTCAAATGAGTTACAGCTTGATGATCGGGAAATTGCAAACGAATTAGCAGACTATGCCCGGAAGTATCCAACCGAGTATGTGCTTTACAGCCGAAAGTCTGCTGGTGCGGTTGCCTCACGGCTTGCACCCGCTGGCATACCTGTATTTGACATGGACGGTGCTTATCCGCAGAGCTGCGACGAAATGCTATCGGCGATCAACAGCGGCAGACTCAAACACCGTGGGCAAAGTCAATTAACCGAGGAAATACTAGCTGCGGTGCAATTACGTCGTGGTGACGGCGGTTGGGTCATTGGACGCAGGGCAAGCAACGCCATTGTGTGTGGCGCGGTAGCTGTTGCGCTAGTTACACATTTTGCGACACGCCCAGACAATGATCTTGACATCATGGTTGGTTGATCGTATAAGCCTGACACAATTTGGACATGGGTTTATTTGATCTATTTGTGCCAAAGGTGTCAGCTGCCGTTCCAGCTGCGCCTTTGGACGTTGACGCATCACTTGCGCCGTATTTTACAGAAAACAACAATTTTTACTTTTACGGCATAGCGCAAGCAAACCGTGCAGAAGCTATGAGCGTGCCGACGGTGGCGCGTGCATTAAGTATTATGCAAACAATTGCATCATTACCGTTGCACACACGAAATGAAGCAACAGGCGAAAAGGTGTCACAGCCGCGCGTTATCAATCAACCAGACCCACGCATACCAGGTTCTACCTTTTACGGTTGGCTGATTTCCGATTTATTCTTTCACAACGCAGCGTATGCAATGGTTATGGAAAGATACGCCGATACAGGAAAAATTCGCGCAATGGAAAGAGTTGCACCAGAGCGCGTGTCAATTACTACAAATTTTGATAACACAGAAATTACAGCTTATGAGATCGACGGCAAGCCAATTGACCCAGCAAATCTGGTCGTGTTTCCAAATACGCAAGAGGGTTTGTTAGCGCGTGCAGGTCGCACAATCAAAGCTGCTGCCGCGTTAGAAAAAGCGTCACTTAATTTTGCCAATGAGCCAACACCGCTTATGGTATTGAAATCTAATGGCACATCATTGCCAGCAGATCGTGTTGCAAAAATTCTTAGTGCTTGGCGCACAGCGCGTGCTAACAAATCAACGGCATTTCTTAACGCTGACGTCACAATGGAGTCAGTTGGTTTTGACCCTAAGAATTTGCAGCTCAATGAAGCCAGAAACTATGTATCTTTAGAATTAAGCCGTGCGTGTGGGTTGCCTGCCTATTTCACAGACAGCCAGCAATCGAGTTTTACCTACGCCAACGCTTTAGACAAAAGGCGCGACCTTGTAGACTTTGCTTTTAGAAATTACATGTCAATCTTGGAACAAAGATTATCTTTTGCCGATTTCACACCAGCTGGCAACAAAGTCATGTTTGACTTAGACAATTTCTTGCGTGGTAATCCATACGAGCGCGCGCAAGTCTATGAAATCTTAAATCGTATCGGCGCAATGTCGATCGACGAAATACGCGCAGAGGAGGACATGTTGTTATGAAAAAACTCATCACACCAATTGCTATCACCGCAGCTGACTCAAACAGTCGCACGATCACTGGTCGCATTGTGACATTTGAGGAGACAGGAAACGCCTCAATTGGCAAGGTGCAATTTGCTAAAGGCAGCATTGAAGCAAAGTCTGTTTTGCTTAACCTAGAGCATGACCGCACACGCCGTATTGGTAAGACTTTGTCAATTGAGTCAAACGAGCAAGGCATTGACGCAACATTTAAGATCGCCAATACAACAGCTGGTACTGATGCACTTGTAGAAGCTGCTGAAGGTTTGCGCGACGGTTTTAGCGTTGAGGTTTATTTTGACGAGTATGAAACTTTGAAGGACGGCACAGTACGCATTATCAAGGGTGAAATGACTGGCGTTGCTTTAACGTCAGAGCCAGCAATTAGGTCAGCGCGAGTCGCTGAAGTCGCAGCTACTGAAGGCGACGAGGAGATTTCTGACTCAACAATTGAGCCAGATGCAACACCAACAGAAAAGGACGACGAAGTGGAACAAACCGTTACACCAGCGGAAGCCGTCGAAACGGTAGAAGCCGCACAGTCAGTAACAGCAAATGCAAAGCCAGCAGTGGGTGGTTGGACATCAAAGCCACGCCTAGAGTTCACAGCTGCTAAGTATTTGGAAAACACAATCCGCGCCTCACTTGGCGAGGAGTCAGCACGTCAGTATGTCGCAGCGGCAGATGACACAACAGACAACGCAGGTCTTGTGCCTACACGTCAGTTGACAGAAGTTATCAACGGACTTGCTAACAACACACGATCAGCAATTGACGCAATCAGCCGTGGCGTTTTGCCTGATGCTGGTATGTCTTTCGAAATTCCAAAGATCACAACAATGCCAACAGTTGCTGAAACATCAGAAGCAGGCACACCAAGCGAAACAGATCAGGCTTCAAGTTTCTTGTCAGTTACAGTCAAAAAGTATGCTGGACAACAAACATTTAGCGTTGAATTACTAGATCGCACATCACCATTATTCTTTAACGAGTTGCTAAACAACATGTCAGCAGCTTATGCAAAGGCAACCGACCTTGCTGTTTACACAGCACTGGCATCTGGTGCAACAGCTGATGCAACAACACTGACAACATACCCAACAGCTTCTGAGTTGCTTGGCTTTGTGTCACGCGGTGCTGCATCTGTTTACTCAAACACACAAGGCTTTGCAACAAACATCTTGGCAAACACAAGCCAGTGGGCAAACCTAATGACACTTAACGACTCAGGTCGTCCAATTTACATGGCTGCACAGCCAAGCAACGCAGGCGGCGTAGTACGTCCAGACTCAATCCGCGGCAACGTGGCAGGTCTTGATCTATACGTCACAGCAAACGTACCGTCAGCAAATGACACTGACAAAGATGACTCAATGCTAATCATCAACCCAAGTGCTTACACATGGTACGAGTCACCAACCTACCGCTTGCGTGCAGACGTAATTGCGTCAGGTCAAATTGCAGTTTCAGTTTATGGATACGGCGCAATTGCAACCAAGATCGGTGCAGGCG